CCCTCGCGCAGAACCCAAAGGCAAAGAAGACATCCGCCCGATTGCCCAACGTATGGCAGAGCAGATGACAGGTGACTTTGTTCGCCAGAATCCCAAGTTGACCACCAACCCTGCTGGCAAGTCCCGCAAGCAGTTTGAGCGTGAGCAGTCCATCCCGCTGGTGACGCGCAACGTCGTTTCGGAAAGAGACGTTCCTCCTATCGACTATGAGAATTTCAAGGACTACGCCATGGTTGGCGTTCCTGGCGACGCCTCACTGGGCGGTGTTGCCAAACGGGGAAGCCTGACCGAGAACACCAAGCCTACGGTCGAGTTGACCCAGGTTGGTGACATCACGCCAGACCAACCTGTGCCACTCTTTGGAGGCCCCAGGTTTGGCAACGATGAGACTTTCTGGGCCTCAAATGCAGATGCGGCTACGCCAGTGCAAAACAACGTCAACGCGCTGTCTGAGCTTTACGACGCGCCCGTGCTTGGCAAATACATCAAGATGGCGTCCGACTCAGCAAACTTTGCCCTCCACAATCTTGACTCGCTGCTTGCAATCCAGCGTCCAGAGCGACTTGACCGGAGCAAGATGGAGCAGTTGAACGAGTTAATTCGCAAGGGTTCACCAAAATATGGTGATTTTCCAGGCTTCAAGGGGTTTGAAGACCCTATAGATGTTCTGCTGCAATCGCAACTCAACTCCAAGCTGAGGAAGCATATTGCCGAGACTCTGACAAAGCCGACAATCACCGACACGCTGGGCTTGCCCAACGGCCTGGATGTTGTTGCCGCGATCACGCACCCTCAGTTGCGCAACCTTGAGACTGGCGTGAGTGGGTTCTCGGTTGGCCAAATGACTCCAGGGGCAGTGCTTCGAAAGGGCGAGTCTGCTCACCCCACATACGACACAGACATTACTGGTAAGTTAATTTTACAGAACAAGTACCCCACGCCGTATGAGATTGCATTCCCCGACACCACGGCGTACGCTCGCAGCCAACTAACTCCTGGCGTCCAAGAGTTCAACATGATGAAGTTGCTTGGCCCGCGAGAGAGAATCGACCAGCAGTATATTGACGAGATGAAGATGTACGAGGAGTTGATGAAGCAGTACACCGGCAGAAAAAAAGGCGGGGCTGTCAGCGGCCTGTCTACAGTAAACAAGTTGTGCGGCTGCCACGACTGATTAAGGAACAAACATGGCGACGCAATTCCCAATAGACCCAGAGTTCAACCGCTTCATTGACGGCAATCCCAACCAAGACGAGGAGGCCGGTGGCGAGGAGGTGGCCCAGGTCGTCGACATGCCTGACTTGCTGGACTCTGAGCTTGAGGAGCTTCCTGACGGCTCTGTGGTGGTCACCCTGGACACCAAGGGGCCGATGGAGGACGAAGACTTCTACCAGAACTTGTCCGACAGCGACCTGATTCAGGACTACGACTTGGGAGCGCTGGCCCTACGTTACATCGAGCTTGTTGAGAAGGACAAGGACGCCCGCAAGCAGCGTGACAAGCAGTACGAGGAAGGCATCAAGCGCACTGGAATGGGCAATGACGCCCCAGGTGGTGCAAACTTCAACGGTGCATCCAAGGTGGTTCACCCCGTGATGGCCGAGACCTGCATCGACTTTGCGGCCAGGGCCATCAAGGAGATGTTCCCGCCTGACGGCCCGACCAAAACCAAGATCCTGGGCGACGTTACTGAGGACAAGACGACGATTGCCGAGCGCAAGCGCGACTTCATGAACTGGCAGTTGACCGAGCAGATCGAGGAATTCCGCGACGAGCAAGAGCAGATGCTGACCCAGTTGCCTTTGGGCGGCTCGCAATACCTCAAACTCTGGTACGACCAAAAAAAGCGCCGTCCTTGCGCTCAATTCTTGCCTATCGACAACGTGCTTTTGCCCTTTGCGGCTGGAAATTTCTACACCGCAGAGCGTTTTACCGAGGTTGAAGACATATCGGACTGGGATTACAAGCGCCGGGTGAACTCTGGCCTGTACCGCGACACGGTTTTGTCTCGCGCCACGATGGACCCAGAGATGACTGGGGCGCAAAAGGCCACAAACAAGATCGAAGGCAAGTCCCAGAACGACAACGAGGACGCTGTTCGCCGGGTGTACCACATCTACACATGGCTGGAACTGGAGGACGACCCTGTCACCAAGGGTCAGATGGCCCCGTACATCCTGATGATCGACGACCTGTCGACCGACGTGATCGGCCTGTACCGAAATTGGGAAGAAGGCGACGACACCTACACCAAATTGGACTGGGTGATTGAGTTCAAGTTCATCCCATGGCGTGGGGCATACGCAGTTGGCCTGCCACAGCTCATTGGAGGGCTTTCAGCGGCCCTTACAGGCGCTTTGCGGGCCTTGCTGGACTCTGCCCACATCAACAACGCTGCGACGCTCCTGAAGCTCAAGGGCGGCAAGATCTCTGGCCAGTCCCAAGAGATCGAAGTGACCCAGGTTGTGGAGATTGAAGGCGCTCCTGGCGTGGATGACGTGCGCAAGATCGCCATGCCCATGCCGTTCAATCCTCCGTCGCCGGTACTTTTCCAGCTTTTGGGCTGGTTGACGAGCGCCGCCAAGGGCGTGGTGACCACTGCCGAGGAAAAGATCGCTGATGTCAACTCCAACACCCCAGTTGGCACCACCCAGGCGCTGATTGAGCAGGGTGCGGCTGTTTTCTCGTCCATTCACGCCCGTTTACACGAGTCTCAGGGCCGCGTGCTGCGCGTTTTGAGCCGGATTAACCGCTGGTATCTGGACGACATGCAGCGCGGCGAGGTGGTGGAGGATCTGGAGATCAAGCGGGAGGATTTTGCCCGCGTGACGGACGTTATTCCGGTCTCTGACCCGCACATCTTCAGCGAAACCCAGCGGATGGCCCAGACCCAGGCGGTTATGGCCATCATGAAGGACAACCCTGAGCTTTTCAACAAGAAAGTGGTCATCACCCGCTTCTTGAAACAGATCAAAGTGCCCGGCATCAACGAAATCATGGTCGACGTGCCTGCGCCGGTCAAGATGGACGCCGCCAACGAGAACGTCTCCATGGCCATCGGTCAGGCTGCCTTCGCGTACCCAGAGCAGGACCACCTTGGCCACATCCAGGCCCACTTAGACTTTGCCAAGAGTCCGATTTTCGGCAGCAACCCCATGATTGCGCCCGCTTACCTGCCCAAGTCGGTCGAGCACATCAAGCAGCACATCGTGCTTTGGTACTTAAACCGCATGACGGGCTATGTGCAGAAGGCCATGGGCGAAAAGTTGGCAGACTACGATTTGCAGGCAGATCCCAAGGCGGTGGACAAGCTGTATGCCCTGGCGTCACAGCACGTTGAGATGGACGCTGACCAGACGCTCAAAGGAATCCTGCCTGTGATCCAGCAACTGATGCAGGGCTTGCAGCAATTCAAGCCCCAGCCGCAGATGACGCCGGACACTAAGGTTCTGCTGGACACAAGCATGGCCGAGACCGAGCGCCGTGCCAAGCGCGACGAGGCCGAGATGGGCCTCAAGGACAAGGAGCTTGCCGCCAAGATCCAATTGGACATGGCCAAGCTACAGCAGGACCAGCAGGAGGCGATGGAAGAGCTTCAGTTGAAGTTGGCCATTGCCACCAGCGACCAAGAGATGAAAGAACGCATCGAGACAGCCCGCTTAACACGCGATGCGGCAAAGCTCAACTTCGAGCAAACCAAGGCTGTATCAACCCAAGGAGACCGTTATGGCTACGAGTGACCAAGAGCAAAAGAGCATCAATGTGCCCCAGCACAAGCGCATGGCAATGGGCGTTCCAATTGACGGCCAGAGCATGAAGGGTTCGACCCCAACCAAGCAGTCAGGAGGTCTATCACAAGCGAAGAAAAAATGAGAACCCTCTCGGACTTGATTGGTGGAATTAAGGCTCGTCAGGCTGAAATAGCCTCGTCCCTTGTTGCTGGAAATGCGACGAACTGGGAGTCTTACATTCGGCTGGTTGGTCACAACGGGGGCTTACAGGAGGCCCTCGACATTTTGAATAACCTCATGAAGGAAGATGAAAATGAGTAACCCGGTAGCTTCTAACGAAGCTGAGATGGCTTGGGCATTTCCGAGCGTAGATCCCGGTGCAAAGCCTCTTGGTGGACGATTGTTGGTACAACTCCGCCGTACAAAAAAGACGACAACTGCATCTGGAATTATCTTGGTCGAAGAAACCAAGGAGACCGAAAAGTGGCAAAACATGGTAGCCAAGGTCATTGAGATTGGACCGCTTGCCTTCAAGCATCGTGACACGATGTTGGGCTGGCCGGAAGGATCTTGGTGTGAGGTCGGCGATTACATCCGCGTGCCCAAATGGGGCGGTGACCGTTGGGAAGTGCATGTTCCCGGCGAGGATGCAAACGAAGACAGCGCCTTGTTCATGGTCCTGAACGATCACGAGGTGATTGCCAAGCTGACCGGTGACCCACTCCAGATGAGGGCATTCCTATGAGCGATCCCAAAATTGAAGAACTCAGCGTTGTTGAGGAAAAGGACGGCTCCGTCACTGTAGATCTGCCAGACCATCTGGCTGACCACTCCAACGACAGTAACGAGCCTGAGAGCAGTCAAGACGATGGTGGGGATGTAGACCATCCAGACGACACTGAAGCAGTCCGTGAGGCCCGACGTAACCGTCGCCGAGCCAAGAAGGAATACATCAAGCGCACCAACGAAGAAAAGGACCAGCGCCTTACGTTGATGCAGCGTCAGAACCAAGAATTGCAAGAGCGCCTTGCAGTCTTGGAGCGCAAGACGCACGGGGCTGACATGGCCCGCTACGAGAAGGCGATGGAGGACGAGGAGTACCGTCTGCGCTACGCCCAGCAAAAAATGCAGCAGGCCACAGACAACTCTGACGGCGCGGCATTTACAAAGGCCCAGGAACTCTGGTACGACAGTCGCCGCAAACTTGAGGCGATGAACAACTACAAAGAGCAGGTGGCCAAGGCGGGCACGCAGGAGTCAGCGCCAGCCAATCCCAAGTTGGTCCGATTGGCCAACGGCTGGATGGAGCGCAACTCTTGGTACGACCCAGAGGCTGGAGACGAGGACACCCAGATCGCCAAGGTCATTGACAACCGGCTGGTTTCTGAGGGCTGGGATCCGTCAACAAAAGATTACTGGGACGAGCTTGACAATCGCTTGCAGAAGCGTTTGCCACACCGTTATACTCAAAACACTGACGAGCCTTCCAGAAGGAGTCCCCGAAGTGTGGTAACAGGATCGAGTCGTGAATCTTCCGGCAGCGTTTCCGGCAACCAATTTGTTTTGGCCCCTGAACAGGTCAGAGCAATGAAGGACGCAGGATTTTGGGATGACCCAGAAAAACGCAGCAAGATGATCAAACGATACGCAATTGAAGCCCGCAACAAAAGGTACTAAACATTATGGATTCTCGTCTCAAAAAAACCCTCAACGCGGGTGGCCGTGAAAGCCGATCTTCACAAGATTTATCACGAGCCGCCCCTGAAGAGGCGTTCATTTCAAAGCAGGAACGTCGCAAGATGTGGAGCGATGAATGGACACAAAGTGCGCTGCCAAAGGTTCCGGATATTCCGGGATGGCATATTTGCTGGTTATCAACCACCAACGGCTACGACAGTATTGATAAGCGGATGCGACTGGGCTATGTTCCCGTGAGAGCGGATGAGTTGCCTGGATTTGACAATTACCGCGTAAAGGCTGGAGAAGACGTAGGTTTTATCGCGTGCAATGAGATGCGCTTGTACAAACTTCCGATGGAGGTTTATCAAGAGGTCATGACTCAGATGCACCATGATGCGCCCAATGAGGAGTCGGACAAGGTCCAAGTCCAAGTTGAGCAGCTTCAAGGAAACCGCGATAGCTCAGGCAAGAGTCTGGGAAGCGTTGAAGGCGAAGGCTTTGGCAATTTGAACCGAAACGTCCAAACTCCCGTATTCCACGGGTGAGGACTCAACAAAGGAGTTAATTATGAGTGCAACCTCTGCTCCGTTCGGCTTGCGTCCTTCGTTCCATCCTTCGGGTCTGGATCGCGCTGTGGCGCTCGCAAACGGTATCGCCTCCGGTTACAGCACCGGTATCTTGAAGGGCCAGCCTGTGGCCCTTGACACGTCTGGAAACATCATTGCAGCTACTGCTGGCAGCGCCTACCAAGGTGCTTTTGCTGGCCATGAGTTCACTGATACGACTGGCCGTCGCTTGGTCAGCAACCAGTGGGTGGCCAACACCGCCTACCAAACTGGTTCGCAAGTGACTTACTACTACTCTGACCCGAATATCGTTTACGAAATTCAGGCCAACGGTAGCTTGGCACAAACCTCCATCGGCGATCAGGCCAACTTTGCAAGCATCACCGCTGGTTCCACGACCACGGGCTTGTCTCAGTGCATGATTTCCACCTCGTTGGTTGGCTCTGGTGCTGTTGGTGATATGCGTATCATCGGCTTGGGCACCGGCGTTGACAACGCCTGGGGTGACGCATTTACTGTGGTGCAGGTTCAAGTGAGCCGCAGCCAGTTCGTTGCTACCATTAACGCCATCTAAGGAGCAACAAAATGGCAGCACCAATGCGCAGTACGGACTTTCGGTCAATCGTTGAGCCTATCCTCAACGAGTGCTTTGACGGAGTCTATGACCAACGTACCGACGAGTGGAGCCGTGTGTTCCGCGAACAAGACGGTATCCCCCGCAACTACCACGAAGAACCCGTCCTGTACGGTTTTGGCGCGGCCCCCCAGTTGCCTGACGGCACTCCCGTCAGCTACCAGCAGGGTGGTGTGCTCTTCTTGCAGCGCTACGTCTACAACGTGTTCGGCTTGGCCTTCGCGTTGACCAAAGTGCTGGTTGAAGACGGCGACCACATCCGCATCGGTCAGGTCTATGCCCGCCACTTGGCTCAGTCTCTCATTGAGACAAAAGAGACCCTGTGCGCGAACGTTTTGAATCGTGCTTTTAACAGCGCGTTCCCTGGCGGCGACGGCGTGTCCCTGATCAACACTGCTCACCCCATCGTGAACGGTACGTTCAGCAACCAGTTGACCACTGCGGCCAACCTGTCCCAGACTTCTCTGGAGCAGATGTTGATCCAGATCCGTCAGGCTGTGGACAACAACGGCAAGAAGATCCGTCTGGTGCCCCGCCAACTGGTGGTGGCTCCTGGCAACGTCTTCCAGGCCGAAGTGCTGCTCAAGAGCGTCCTGCGCTCTGGCACGGCAAACAACGACCTGAACCCTGTCAAGTCTATCGGCTTGCTGGACGAAGGCGCTGCCGTGATCAGCCGCTTGACCAGCCCCACGGCATTCTTCGTGCAGACCGACGCTCCCGAGGGCATGAAGCTCATGATGCGTCGTAAGCTGGAGAAGACCATGGAAGGCGATTTTGAGACCGACTCCATGCGCTACAAGGCCACTGAGCGTTACATTCCTGGGTTCACCGACCCACGCGCAATGTACGGCACGCCCGGCATGTAAAGCCACAAGGGGGACGGCCAAAAGCCTCCCCCTTTTTTTTAATGTTTGGTCAAACTTTTCAAGGAGCAGACCATGCCTCAATTTTCAGATGATCTCTTTTTAGGCCCAGCCATAACCAACATTGGTTTGGGCTTGCGCAACTACTCCACCACCGCAATCGGCGGTACTGGTGGATCATCCTCTTCAACTCTGACAATCACCTCTGTGGGCTTTGGCGCTCCAATTGTGGTTGGTATGTTTGTTGATGGTGCTGGCGTAACTGACGGTACTTTTATCACTGCCTTTGGCACTGGTACTGGTGGTGCTGGTACATATACGCTAAACCAAGCAATCAACATTGCAAACACTGTTGCGTTGACTTTGCATAATTTGGAGCCTTTTGACAACCCATCTCCAATGAGCATTGGTGTTGGCCCATTGGGTCGCATTTATGTCTGGGATATAGTGCCTCAAGCCGCTGTTGCAAACAACATCGCTGCTGCGCAAACTCCTACTGTTGCTGGCGCTTTGACGCTTACGGCTGGAACCAACGTGAAGTCGGTGACCACAACTTCTGGCACTGCCGCTTTTCAGTTTGATATGCCTCGCGGTGTTCGTGTGACAACTGCCACCGCTGCTGTTGCCACCTTGTCTACGGTTGTGATTGCAGGCACTGGTGGTCAAATCACTTTTGCTTCACAAGCAGGTTTGGTTACTGGTCAGCGTTTGACTATCTCTGGCACTTTGGGTGGCACAGGTACTATCACTGGCTACACAGACCCAACGACTTACATTCTGACTGCTGTGACGGCAACTTCCGCAACCCTGACCACCACGGCAGGCGCGGCAGTTGTGACCACCGCAGGCACACCAACAGGCTTAACCTACACATTGGGTGTGGCTCCTGTGACTGTAACTGTCACCGGTTTTGACGTTTACGGTCAAGCCATGAGCGAAGCAATCACCTCTAGCGCTGCTGTAAGCACCGCTGTGAGCGGTTTGAAAGCCTTCTACCTCATCACCGCTGTAAGCGTGAGTGGCGCGACTGGTACTGCTCTGACTGTTGGCACAACCAACGTGTTGGGCATTCCAGTTCGCGTTGCCAACGTGGCTTATGTGGTCAGCGTGAAGAGCAACAACTTGTTGGCGGATGACGCCGGTACGTTTGTGGCCGCTGACACCAATACTGCCACAACCACCACTGGTGATGTGCGCGGTACTTACGTCCCTGTCACTGCATCGAATGGCATCGTTCGTACAGTGATGGCAATTGCTCTTCCTGCAATTGCTGTCGGTCCTAACGCAACTCGCGTTGGTGCTCTTGGTGTCAACCAAAACCTTGTTTCCTAAAAGGAGAGCAACATGGGTCAATTTAAACCAATGGTCAAAATGGAGACCACTGAGCCTTCAGTTGAACTGAAGCTCAAAAAAGGCGGCAAGGTAGTCAAGAAGGCTGACGGAGGCATGATGGGTATGGGCGCTCCTAGAGGCATGCCCCAGGGTATGCCTGCCCGAGGCGGCATGATGGGCGCTAACAGCCCTATGGCCCCCTCGCTGGCCCAGCGTCGCCGTGCAATGCGCGGCATGCCCGCTGGTGCTGGCCCTGCCGGTCCTGTGGGTGGCGCTGCTCAGATGCAGGCTGCCATGCCAACTCCTGGCATGAAGAAGGGCGGCGAGTCCAAGTCCGTGCATAAGGCTGAGATTTCGAAGATGAAGGGTCTTGAGAAAGAACTGAAGTCTCACGAGTCCAAGCCTGCCTCCAAGGGCCACAAAGGTCTGGCAACCGGTGGCGTTGTCAACGGCCAGGGCGGTTTCAAAAAGGGCGGCATCATCAACACCGAAAACCAAGGTGGCGAGTACCGCAACACCAAGATGGACACGGCCAAGCCTGACCACTCGCCTGCCAAAACTGGCGGCGTGAAGATGGGCAATGCAGGTGGCTTCGCCACTGGCGGTGTCGCAAAATCCAATGCTGGCGGCTACAAAAAAGGCGGCAAGATTAAAGGCATGATGGACGGCGGCATGGCCGGTGACGGCATGATGGGCGGCGGCATGATGGACGATGGCATGGGTGGATCTTCACCCTACAAAAAAGGTGGTGCCGCAAAAAAAGCCTTCGCGGCGGGGGGGTCTGTTAATTCAGGCCGCGCCGTCGCGATGCCCCAGGGCGACAAGCCTGCCTCCAAGCCTGTAAGGATCAACGAACTCGCTGGTACTTTCAAGAAGGGCGGGCGCGTGGCCCCAGGCAATCCCAAGTTGCAAGGGATGTTCAATAAAGAGAACGCCACTGCAATGAAGCAAGCCAAGGCCCAGAGCAATCTGAAGTACGGCCCCACCAAGATGATGGCAGAGGGTGGTGACCTCTCCAAGGGTGCTTACGACAAGGCGATTGGCCCGAGCGAGGAAGAAATGGATATGGCAAAGTCCATCCGTGGCTTCCCCGGCAAGGTGATGGGTAAAGTAAAGAGCGTGGCCAAAGACCTGTTCTCCTCTGCACCCAAAGCTGACAGCGTCACGAAGACCAAAGAGTCAGTCACTGTGACGCCCGCCAAAAAGCGCGGCGGCATGGTGAATTGCTGAAACAAGGCGGGGGCTTCGGCCCCTGCTTTCAATTTAAGGAATAAGTCATGGCCGATGCAGTCGCAAGTCAAACGCTCATAGATGGTGAGCGGATGGCAATCATGAAATTCACCAACCTTTCTGACGGTACTGGTGAAAGCAAAGTTTTGAAGGTAGATGTTTCTGCTTTGACATCAAGTGCATCTGGTTTAGCCTGCACTGGCGTAACTATTACAAAAATCCATGCCGCAACGCATGGCTTGGAAGTACAGATTTATTGGGATGCAACCGCAGATGTATTTTGCTGGTGTGTGCCACAAAATTCTCAATACACGATGGATTTCGATAAGTTCGGCGGTTTGACTAACAACGCAGGCGCTGGCGTAACTGGTGATGTATTGTTCAGCACTGCTGATGCTAGTGCTGGTGACTTCTATACCATCGTCCTTGAGATGGTTAAATCTTACGGTTAATTATGCCAAGCAAATCACCAGCCCAACACAAATTGATGGCGGCGGTTGCACACAACCCTGAGTTTGCCAAGAAGACTGGCATTCCCACAAAAGTCGGCAAAGAATTTGTTCGTGCTGACAAGAAGATGGCTGACGGTGGAAGCGTAAACGCGGCAGGCAACTACACCAAGCCTGAGTTGCGCAAGCGGATCGTAAGCCAAGTCAAGGCCGCTGCAACGCAAGGCACTGGCGCAGGCGAGTGGTCAGCCCGCAAGGCCCAGCTTGTGGCCAAGAAGTACAAGGCCGCTGGGGGGTCTTATCGTGATTAAGCGTCAAGTTGGTCAATGCGACTGCGGACAACCTTGTGGTCTGTTCCAAATGCGCGTGCAATCCAGCGTAAGCTATAGCCTTCTTTGTGCAGTGCAGCAAACTCAGTTGCCTTGTCAACAAACAGTCTGCGTGCAGCACTCGCTTGTTTCTGCGCATGCCACTGGTGGCGTTCGCCTCCAGACAAGATGTTTTGTTTCTGCGAAACCCATCGTAAGTTTGCAAGGTCTAGATTTAAACGATTACCATCAATATGGTCAACTTGCGTCAGCCCATCAGGGTTTGGCAAAAACGCCATCGCCATCAGGCGGTGAACATACTTTAAATTATTTCTTCCAAGAGCAACCCGCCAATAACCTGTCGTATGGACCCAAGGCTTTAACAAAGAAATTTTTTCATACCGCACGCGGATTTTTAAATTCCTGTCTGGCCTATCTGACCAGTTTGACCGCACATTTCCAAGGTTGCTTACTGAGTAGCGCCCATCCGTATCGGGGATTTCAAGCCAAAGTTCTTCCATTTTGTTCTCCTGTTGGGGGATTGTAGCATGGCACTACGAAAAAAACAACAGAGTTTAAAATCTTGGACAAAAGCTGACTGGGGAACAAAAAGTGGCAAAAAATCTTCTGAGACTGGTGAGCGCTACCTTCCAAAGGCTGCGATCAAAAATCTTAGCCCTGCCGAGTACGCTGCGACAACCAAGGCCAAGAGGGCAGGGAAAGCAGCGGGCAAGCAGTTTGTAGCGCAGCCAAAAAAGATTGCACAGAAAACAGCTAAATACAGGTTTTGACCATGCCAAAAAAGACACCGTCAGTCGCCAAGTCCCTGAAGATTGCTGGCTTCTATGAGCCGTCCAAAAGCAAATCTGAACGGCTGAAAATTGTCAACGATGTGACGACCAAGCCTCAACGGCTGGGCATGGTTGAGAAGATGTTTTCTGAGAAGAAGATGAAGAGTGGCGGCGTGTCGCTTGCTGTCGGTCGCGGCGAGAAGTTGCCCGTCGAAAAGGGCGCAGGGCTTACAGCCAAGGGCCGGGCGAAATACAATGCCGCAACGGGCAGCAACCTGAAGGCACCACAGCCCCAAGGCGGCGCACGCAAGGACTCATTTTGCGCCCGGATGTCCGGAATGCCTGGGCCGATGAAAGACGAAAAAGGCAAGCCAACACGCAAGGCAGCAGCCTTAAACAGATGGAAGTGCTGATATGGCTTATTCGGGAACCACGGGCACGACCGTTGTCACGGTCCAGACGCTGATCGACCACGGTGCTCGACGCTGCGGCAAGCTGGCCGAGGAATTGACCTCTGAGCAGGTTCTGAGCGCCCGTGAGTCCCTTTTCTTCCTGCTGTCGGATCTGATTAACATTGGCATCCAGTATTGGGCCATCAACAAGAAGGTCTACGGCTTCACGGCAGACAAAGCAACGTACCTGCTGCCCCTTGGCGGCAATGATGTGCTCAACGCCCTGTACCGCTTCATGAACCGCCCAAATGGGGCGTATACGTCCTCTGCTGGCGGCACGGTGGCCAACCTGTACGACGAGGACGTGCAGACGGTTTGCACCCAGACCTCAGCCAATGGCAACATTGCGGTCAACTTCGGCCCTTCAAATCCCATCTTCATCGGCTCAATTGGCTTTCTGCCAGCGGCCAGTGGCACTTGGTCGATCATTTACGAATACTCCCTTGACAACGTGACATGGAGCACCCTGGTTGACTTGGGAACCATCGCGGTGACTAACAACGAGTGGGTGTGGACTGACATTGAGTACGGCCAGACCGTGCCGTACTACCGCATCCGAGCCTACAGCGGCACGACTCTCAGCCTGCGCGAGTTGTATTTTGGCAACAACAGCACTGAGATCACGATGTCTCGCCTGAACCGCGACGACTACACCAACCTGCCCAACAAGAACTTCACGGCCAACCAGCCCTTTCAGTTCTGGTTCAACCGCACGATTCCTCAGAGCGAGATCGTGCTGTGGCCAACGCCCCAGAATGCGTTCTACCAGATGACCATTTGGTACTCACGCCAGATCATGGACGTGGGCGACCTGTACGGCGAGTTGGAGGTGCCACAGCGCTGGTACGAGGCCGT